TCAGCCAGCGGAGCAGCCCACGCTTGATAGCCTTCCATAAGCTCAGGATCATTACGGTGCAGCCACACGCCGTAGCGCTGATCTAAGCGCCAGATTTCGCGCGGCAAGTATCCGAGGCTGTAATATGCAGAGCAAAGCACGGTGTCTAATCCACCGCCACCGCCACCACCGCCACCGCTGTCGCTAGATGTGGGCCTCACGGGGGGAGCTATTGCGGCAGCGGGCGTTACGGTTAATTCTTCAGCTTCACCCGCATAATCGGTAATCCCTAAAGCGTCTCCAATCGAGCCAAAGAAGTCTCCAACAGCGCCAAAATCCCCAACACCATCTGCGCCGCCGCCTGATAAAAAATTACCTGAGTCTGAGGCTGGAGTTGATATAATTGGCGTGTCATTATCATTGCTTGATGCAAGGTATGCGCCAGTTGACGCGTCATAAACCATGTTTGGCGGCGCTGCGGCAATCATCTCTGCAACGGTCGGGTTTTCAATCGGGTTATTTACACCACCAACCTGATAGGAGTCATCAAGCAATATCTGACCAAGCAATGTATTCGCCGCCAAGCCAATTAAACCCCCTTCAATATCGCTCATTACCTGCTGGCCCATTGACGCTTCGCTTGTGTCGGTTATCCCTTCGGCGGGGTTTGTAATCACCGTGGAAGCCTGCGCATTTGGTGACGGCGAATATGCCGCCTGATTTGCCGCGCCCAAAGCGTCATAGAGCGGGTCTGACGTAGTGGGCTGTGACACTGGCGTTAAATATGCTCCGTAGTCTATTTCTGGGGTGGCGACCCCAACTGGCGAATAGCCTTCTGCGGCGGCCAGTCGTGGGTCGACTTGGCCAATATCATATCCAGCAGAAACGGTTGATCCAAATTCATTAGTGGCATATGAGCTTTCATCCGCATCAGGCGCATATGATGTATAATCTGTTCCGCTTAGGGATGAGCCAAGCGGAAAGTCAGATGCGCTATAGATAGGAGTTTCTGTGTAAAATGATGGATCAACCCCAGCCTCCGCTTGCATAGCGTCCAAAGCCGCCTGATTGGGGTCAAGCACCCCAACTTGCTGGCCGCTTTCTGCGGTGAATGCATCTCCATAGTCAATGTCTGGGTTATAATATTGCACTTCCTGACCGCCAACTCCAACACTTGTCGGGCCGACTAAAACTTCTGTTGATGGCGTAAAGTTATATACACTCTCCGGCCCCGCAGCTGCCTGCGCCTGCGCAATCGCCAACTCGTTTGCACGATCTGCCGCTCTGATGTCTGCCATCGTACCCATAGTGCTGTAATCCACAGCGGGCTGCACGCGTGTTCCTGCTTGGCCTGTCACGGGATCAATGAAGAAGCTCTCAATGTATTGCGCCTGCGCTGGGCGCTGCGCGGCAAGCTCGTCAACGGCCTGCTGATACAATGGAGCTGCGCTATATCCGCGTACACCGCCAGCAAACTCTGTCGGCGCTGGCATGCCGCCCATAATATCAGCTTGCGTTGTTGGCGTTCCCAGCCCAAATGCAGACGCAACGTCAGCGGTTTGCTGGAAGCCCGCCTGCTGAAACGGCGTAAACGCGGCGACATCCGGCCCGTAATACGGCACATAGCCAATCTGGCTAATGCCTTCGGCTTTTGCCAAGTTACGGCGCGCAGCCTCTTCAATGTATTCTGGGATCGTAACTGATGACGTTGTTGACCCGCCCTTGCCGCCTGCCATTATTCAAACTCCTTCACATATGAAGCATGCAGTGGCACCCAGCCATGCGCCTTCAGTGGTTTCTTCCAGCCAAAGCGGCCCGTCATGGTCAACGCAGAGCATCCTTGCGCTTTTGCCCATGCTATCACATCTTCATGCATTTCTAAAATCTGATCCAACTCGCCGCCGCCAAGAAACACGTTTAAAACTTTCTTTCTCGGATATACCACTATTTCGGTGACGATGCACCCCCTCGGCGTGGGCCAGAGCTGCATGCTACCTTTGTATATACCTTCGGCCACGTCGATGAAGTCATGCGTGCCGCCGGAATACTCCAAAGCAGCCTCAATCCAGTCGCGGCATCTCTCTAGCTCTTTATCCATGAAGCCTCGTAATCGCTAAAGTTGACGCGGGGATCGCTGGCACCGGCGAAGACGCTGCGGTGTAATTCAGAAAGCCTTGCGTGCTGTCGATCATGTAATTCACTTCTAAGTAGTCATTCGCCGCCACGGTAAATATCTGCGTGCGCGACGTGACCAGCGTGGCGTTGTTCTGGTGCAACGCAGTGGTCATTGCGCTATCTGCCACGTTTGTTCCGTTGACGCTGGGCCAGAAGTAGAAGTGGACGGTGCTGGCTGACGTTGATGATATTTGCGCCGAGAACGATACAACATATTGGCCCGCCTCCTCGAACACGATGCGCGACGCTGGCGTGCCTTGCGTGATGCCGTCGTTGCCAGTGGGCGCGTCATATGTCAGCTTGTACGCCGTGTTGGCGGCGACAGGCGTGACGTCAGACGTCAGGATAAAATCAGCGTGGCCATCTTCCAGCACGATCTGCCGCCACTCGCCGTTTTTGCTGACAACGGGATACAAGTTTGTGCGATCCCACATTAACACGCCATCTTCTGCCGCGCTCTCGCCGCCCGTTTGCTGCACCAGAGGCGAACGCGTCTGGCCAAGATAGAGCATCATGCGCCGCGCCCATGACTTCCAGTCATCGCCCTGCGGCTCTGGTGCGCGGTACTGCTGCGTCATCTACGTCCACCCGCAACAGTGTCCAGCCGGTTTATGCCAACACGCCAGTCAGCAAGCCTTGCCCCGTCAACGCGCATACGCACCTGACGGCCAGTAAAGCGCATGCTGGTGGGGTTGGACATGCTAAACGGCCCATATGACCTCTCGGTGCCATTGGGATAGAACCGCGTTTTAAACGTGGCGCTGACATCGCCCTGCGTCTTCTCGTCGGGGATCATCTCCGTCACGCTAATGACGTTATCGCCGGTGCCAAGCATAATCGGGCCAGTTTCCGCGAACGGCGTCAAACCGCCATACTCGAAGCCGATCTCATGCTCGTATATTTTCTTGTCTGACGGATCAAACATCATCGGCTGCCTAAACGTGCCGGAGTCAGATCCTGCTGTGCGCGCCAGCTCGCCAATAGACCACGTATTCTCGACGTAATTATACACGGCGTATCTGTTGTTTTCGTTTGATGAACTGGACGGGTAGAACCACCATATCTCGCCAAAGTCGCCATTTGACATGGCAAACGCCTTACTGATTTGCGCGCGGTTGATGTCGTTAAACACGTAATCAGACACGTCGCTCTGGATCTCCTGCACGCCGCCGCCGGTGTAGGCGTAAAACGCATGCACGCCCATCCAGAAGCACCCAGCGTCAACCTTGGCATATGCAAGATTAGCCGCAAGCCCGCAGGCTGCGCCAACGCGCTCGATGCCATACACATATGGCGGGCCAATATAGTTGGCGACATGCGCGTCTGTCGTTGTTAGGATAAGCGTTTGCCCGCGCACATTCACGCCAGCCATAATCTGACCGCTCGTCTGCAATTCAAGATCGCCAGCCTCGTTTGTCGCGGCAGGCGTCCACGTCGTGTTATCTTCGCGGTCAGACCACTGAACAAGGCGTGGGTTGCCGCCTGCACCGAGGCACATCAGAAAGCGCTCTGCCGTGACAACAATGCTGCGGTTACTGACTGGCGCGTTGGCGACCTGCGCGGCAATCGTGCCGGTGTTTAGCTGCCATTCGTAAACCTTGCCGTCGTCTTCGTTATTGGCCAGCAAGTATTCGCCCCACGGCTGCAACGCCCAAGCGGTCGCTGGCTGGATGCGTACAGTGTCTGGCCGCGCAACGCCGTATGCGTAGCTGCCAAACAGGCCGCCGCCGTATCCAGTAAACGCTATGGCGTCTTCGCGGCCAGCGGTCAGGCCGCTCGGCGTGATGTCGAATTGGTTGCCCGCGCTGTTGTAAACGTAAAGCTTGTTATATGTTCCGGCAGCAATCCAGCGGTCGCTGCTGTTGTCGATCCACGTTGTCATGCCGCGCGTGATTGCAGCGGTTGCCGTGTCGGATCTTTTGCGCCAACCTTTGACTGGCTGCATCGTGCCGTCGATCCAACGTATCAGGCTGGCATCGCGCCAGCGGCCCATGCTCTGCAAGTCGGTGCCGTTGCGGTAAACCCCAGCGGGTACGTCTAATCTAATCAGGGCCATCGTTGCCTCGTTGGTGTTGCGCGCTTGCCGCAGTGTAACACATGACCATTTGATGCGCAAAAGGGCAGCGCTTTGCTGCCCCTAGCGTTTTCGCTGCGCTGGACGGTTATTCGTCGTCCGGCTCAAGGGCAGCTTTCAGCTCGGCCATGAAGCCCTGCCTGCCCATCTGAAGCTGCACCAAGTTAAACTGCGCAGAGCCGATCTTCTGGTCTAGCGAGTTGATGTGATTTATGCAATGCTTTGCAACATCGCTCAGTTGATCTTCAGTGTATTCTACATCGTCAATCGTAATGACCTTTTTGTCTTCAGTCATAGTGATCTCCTTTCAGGTTATGCTGCCCACGGCACACCGTCAGCAGTCGTTGGATTAGCTATTGCGTCAATTTTTGACGCTATGGTAGCTTCGGTATCCTCTTGTGATACATGACCCCAGACCCAGCCTTGAGCTTGAGCCTCAGTGATATCGTCATACGGTGTGAAGTCAGCAGCAGAAGCATCGTAGGTTAGCCCACAGGTGCCATAGCTAGATGCGCTGTTGCCATCGTCATCAACGCCTGTGCATCTCCAGTGGGCAATATAAACGCCACCGTCTGATATTTCATGCTCCATGTTGGAGATAGACCAAGTGTAAGTAATAGCCATAGCTTTTTCCTTTTCCGATTATGCGTTTTCTAGGGCAGTTACTTTTGCCTCTAGGGTTTCAATACGATCCATTGCCTCTTGCAGTGCCTTTACTGCTTTCATGTAGAGGATGGAGTATTTAACTGATTTGGTGGTTTCTTCTGAAAGACCCGTCACAATCCCTTTTTCATCACGCAATTCATCTTGATGTTCTTCTATTAGGCCAGAAGATATTTGCTCCACTTCTTGAGCAATTACACCAAGTTGCAATGGCCCATTAGGATCGGATTTAAAGCGATACTTTCTAACTCTAATAGACTTTATGTCATCCCACTGACTTGCCGCATCAACAATGTCTTGCTTTAACTTTATGTCAGAAATTGCCCCATAGCTGTTGTTGGTGTTTTTTACGTCACCGTTAGTATAAATTGCTATATTTTGCGTAGAAGTGTTAAGGGAGTAACCCTCAAAGTATCTGTATGGGCTGGAACTTTGATTGTTTACAATCGAAGACATCCCGTAACCAGTGGTACTATTGTTGTAAACAACTAAAGCATTACCACCCCCAGCGGTACAGTCGTTAATTTGAGTGCCGCTGGCATCTAACCGCAATCTAGGATTACCATCCCCATCAGACAGCACGATGTTGTTGCTTGAGTTGCGGATGTCTAGGCCGCCTTGGTTGCCGTCGTAGCCACCGATAATGGTGTTGTTTGAACCTGTGGTTACATAATAACCCGCCCCGTATCCAGAACGACTTCCAACAAATGTATTTTGGTTTCCTGTTGTGTTACGACCGGCATTGGCACCAACAAAAGTACCCATATTTGCTGTTATGGACCTAGCAGAGTCTACTCCTACCGCTGTTGTATAAAGGGCTTCTGTGGAAGCAAGCCCAGACTGATATCCAAGAAAAACATTGTGAGTTCCTGTTGTATTTGCATAACCCGCCTGATACCCAAATGCTGTGTTGTTGCTGCCAGTATTAGAGTTTAACGCCTGCTTACCAACGCCGACATTACCCGTGCCGTTTTCTATTTCAATGGTGCCAGACAGGTGGAGGTCTTTGAAGCGGTGCGATGCCAATCCAAGATCAATGGCCCCATCATTGGCAGAGTTAGTGCCTATGTTCCACGGGTGAATAGCATTGTTGCTATCTTGGAAGATAACTCCAGTGTCGGTTTTACCAATAGTAGGAAAGCTGGCGTATGTCCCAATACTCCCCACCGTGCCATCCGCATTTTGAAAACGTGCAAGTTCACCGTCATCATTTGAGCCAGAACCAATACGTTTTACAAACAATGCTGTCTGTGAATCTGCTGTAGTTGTAAGTGTGCCGTTTGCTCTAGCCTCTACACCAACATCAGCATTACCCAGAGAGGTTGTCCCCACCAGCAAGTTACCGCTCGCATCGATGCGCATGCGTTCTGCTGAGTTTGCAGTGTCATAAATGCGAAGAACGCCATGTGTGCTATCTGCTGTAGTAAGATTTTGCAGAAGATAACCGCCATTGCCTGTGTTTAAGGACAGACCAGAGTGTCCAGATGCAGCGGTTGTCCCAGTGGTTTCTACTTTTAACTTTGTATCACCACTAGATTGCACATGCAGCTTGTCAGTAGGCGAACTCGTCCCAATCCCCAAGCTCTCCGCACTCGCATCCCAGAAGAGCTTTGGCGTGGTGCCTGTGTCCTCGTAGAAGCTGATGTCGCCGTTGTTAGCAAAAGATGCCCGTGTAGTCGCAGCGTTAAAAGAATTGTTTTGGCTTTGCACCAAAAGACTGCCAGAAGACAAGCGAAGTTGTGCATTCTGATCTGTAGTTGACGTATCGCTAAAGCGGAGGTCTTGTGAGTTTGCGCCACTTTCTAAACGAAGGCGTCCATTAATGTAACTTTCAGTAGCATCCACAGTCAGCCCATCGCTGGTCAAAG